TTATAATTCTAATATAACAGGAGTATTAGATGTAAGTGGTCTAAACGCATATAAATATTTTGATATAGCACTAAATTCTAATTTAACAAACGTTATATTTGGAAATGTTACTGGGTCATTCACAAATAGACTTTGGATGTATAACTGTGATTTAGGGTATGTTAATTTTTTACCATTATCTGGCGCTAGTGTAGGTGTTAGTTCTACTAATGGTATCAGGATACATAATAATAATATGTCGGTAGATGAGGTTAACCATATATTGGAAGATTTTGATAATATTTCAACTAACTTAAATCCCGCGGAGTGGACAGGAACAACATTGGATATGGGTGGCACAAATGACGCACCAGATGGGTCAAGTGGTGGGTTTAATGGTTTGGCAGCATTAAGTAGTTTAACGGGGGCAACAAATAATTGGACAATAACAACAAGTTAATATGAGCTGGAGATTAGTATATGAAAATGATACAGTTTATGCTTTACTTGAATCAGAGGGTAAAACATATACAAGAAAAAATTTACTGTATTTTGATACAATGGAAGAGTGTTTCAGTAAAATAGATGAGTTAGAACTGAACGCAACATATCCAATAGATAATAAGAAAGAAATTATTTTTAGTGGTGGTACAAGAACAATAAAAGATATATAGATAATATCTAATATTTATGTAATATGGGAATTAGTAATTATTATTTTAATAACATAGGTGGCCAATTAATTAATGACGATTATTGGGACTTTCACATTACCTCGGATGACCAGGGTGAGTGTTTATTCTATGCAGCATCATGCCAAGACACCTCTTGTGATTATACAATAATAACAAATGACCTTGTACTTTGGTTTGATATTAATCAAAGTGGTACAACAACTGATGGTAATTCATTAACATCTTTAACAGAATGGGATGAAACAGAAATAAAACCATCTTCTGGTTTTACATTATGTGATTTTGGGTTAACTGGGGTTGATAATGGCAGATATGATGTATTATCAGGGTTAACAGTAACAATAACGTCAGCAGATACAAAAGTTGTTTTATATCCGGTGACTGGATATACAATAACTTCAGCTACAGGAGCAACCAAAGGTTTATATGATTATCCATGGGAATTTAGAACAGGTACCACAACAACAAGTAGAGATTGTATTGTAGGAAATACTGTTTGTTTGGATGGTGGGTTTTATCAGGGATATTTTAAATTAGACTTTTTAAAACCTGACCCAATAGAAACAACAGCAACAACTACCACAACCACATCATGTAGTGGTACTAGTGTGACAACAGAACTTATAGATGGTGATGATGAGGCAATGATATATGATTTAATGCCAACAGAGTTTAGTGATGGTTGGTCAATGGAAACATGGATTAAATGGGATAATTCAGCTTGTTCGGGCCATACAGGAACAACGTTGAATGATGATTATAGTGGCAATACTGGATTTTTCTTTTATATAGGTACGAGAGCGGAAAATAAATTTAGGAATGTGTTTTCAGGTGAGACAGGTTTATATACTTGTGATGGTTTAGTACCATTATCTCCAGATGAACAACTAAATATAAATAATGGGGGTCAAAATTGGTTTTCAACAAGTTCTCATCGTGCTGGGGCCAAATGTGGGTGGTGTGTTTGTGATGTGGAAGCCAATACATCAATAACAACAGCTTCAACATCAACTTGGTGTGACCAATTATCAGAAAACGCATTAGGTTTTAGAATTAAACCTGATGGTAAGATTGGTTATAGAAAAATGACTGTAACTGGTTCTTGTTTTAATAACGAATTTAGGATGACTGGCACAACAATGGAAGAGGGTTATTCAGAAAATTCTGTTATACTTTCAGGTGATTCTTGGATGCATATAACAGTAACTTATGTGCAGGGAAATGGATTTAAAAATGGGTTGCCAACTGGAACATTAAGGTTTTGGGTTAATGGTAGGGTTGTTTATAGAATAAAAGATTTTATAGGATTACAATTAAGAGCATTAAATGAGTGGAGTTCAAAACAATTGGGTGTACCATTTAATATAACATGGGGTGGTGGCACACAAGGGTTGGTTGAATCACAAACATTTAATGGTCCTGACCCGGCAGATAGAGGGTTACAACTTGAAACTTATTTTGCTGGTTCGTTTTTAGGGGAATTATCACAATTAAGATTTTATGATAAACCACTTAATATATTGGAGATTAGAAATAATTTTTTCGTTGATTGCAACCGTTATTGTATAAGAGAAACATTTGGCGGAGCACAAATTATACAACCAACATCAAATTTATGTGGCGATTGTAAATCTGGGACACCTGCAACATATTTATTATATGATAAAGACTGTTTTATTATAACAGAAACAGGAGAGAAAATAATATTATAATGGCAAATAAAAGAATAGACCAACTACCGATAAACAGTAACGCATTAAAAGATACAGATTTAATACCAATATGGGATGTTATTAATAATAAAACAGAAAAAGTATCTTTAAATACATTATCTAATTTTATTGTTGGTGTTAGTGGTGACACATATGTAGAAAGTGGAATTTATGTTTCAAGTGCTTCAACAATAAATTTATATAGAAATGACGATGTAATAATATCAATTAGTGGCATTACCACATCAAGTACATTTACAGGAAATACAGAAGCCACATGTATAAGTGAGTTATGGGTATCTACGATATCGGGGTGTTCACCAGTTACTATTGGGGAAATGATTGTAGAAGGAAATTTTAAACAAGGTAGTAATAACATTACAGGTGCTATTTATTCTTCTACTTTTGGCGGTGTGAATGGGGAGGGATTAATAACACCAACATCTGCGACAACACACTCATCTCATGCACAAGGATATGGAACATTATCAAGCGGTGTAGCATCACACGCAGAAGGTGTGAGAACAATATCAAGTAAATTAGGTTCTCACGCAGAAGGTATAGATACAACTGCGAAAGGTAGTGGTTCTCACGCTGAAGGTAATAGAACCACCGCAAGTGGTAGCCATTCTCATACTGAAGGTGGTGATACATTAGCTAGTGGTAGGTATTCACATGCTGAAGGATATGGGAATATTTCTACTGGTATAGCATCTCACACCGAAGGTGGTCTATCGTCTTTTCCGCAGCCTATACCATATAATGATGCGACATCAGCAACCACATTTTCATCACACGCTGAAGGTATAGGTACATTAGCTAGTGGTCTCGCTTCACATGCTGAAGGAGAAAATACAATCGCAAGTGGTGCAGGTTCTCACGCTGAAGGATATTATACAAAAGCAATTGGTATTCATTCTCATGCAGAATGTGACTTTACAACCGCAAGTGGTGATTATTCACACGCTGAAGGTGAAGGTACAACTGCCAGTGGAACTTATTCACACGCTGAAGGTAGTTTTGCAATGGCAAGTGGTCTTAATTCTCACGCTGAAGGCGATTCCGCAAGTGGTAGCCATTCTCATGCTGAAGGTCATCTAACAATCGCAAGTGGTGCCAATTCACATTCTGGTGGTAGAGGATTGGATGCTGTAAGTAATAAAATTATTGCAAGTGGTGAAACATCATTTGTTCATTTTAGACAAACAAGTGCTTCAGGAACCATTGGTGCTTATGGTAATTATTCAGCAATTCTTGGTGGCACAGACCATAATATTGGTGGTGGTAGTACAAGTTCTGGAATATTTGCTGGGTCTGGAAATACAATATCAGATAATATACTAAGAAGTGTTGTGTTGGGTGGGTCACATATTAGTGGGACAACAAATGACACAGTTTATGTACCAAATTTAGATTTATGTGAGTTTGGTGGTACATTATATACATCTTCTATATCAGGTTGTTCTCCAGTATACATTGGACCACAAATAATAACACCTAAGATTACTATATCTGGTGGTACTAGTGCAACAACAATAACTCCAACAGGCATTAATACACCATCACTTAATGTTGGTGGAGTACCTTATTCTGCGTCTTGTCAAACCTTATTTATTAAAAAAAGTTTAGTTCCTGCACAAATTTCAGTATTAACTGCTACTTCGGTTACTGTTGAGATGATTCCTGCACCTGGAGTAGGAAAAGCCATACAAATTATAGCAGCTAACGCTAGAAAGATTTATGGTACAACACCTTACAATAATGGTGTAGAGCTCATTTTAAAATATTCAGGAACTTCGTGTTCAGCTGGTGGGTTTCCACCACCAGCCCCAGAGTTGTGTCGGTGGGGCCACACTAGTGGGTTAATGGGTTCCGCATATAATACTGATACATATGGGACCTTTACTCAAGAGGCTGCTTATCAAAATTCATGGTCACCTAATGATAGTGTAGTACTAATTGCATCTACTAACCCAGGTATTAATGGTGATAGTTCATTAGATATTTATATAACCTATAAAATAATTACTTTATGAAAGATTTATATTTAATATACATAAATAAAATAGGCACCACATTTAAAGGTGAACATATGTTCGAATTTTTATTTTCAAATTCAATAAAATGGGAATGGGATGAAGGTTGGTATGAATCTTCTGTTATAACAGATACAACAGATTTATCACCAGACCCATCAGTTGTTAAAGTGATAGGTTCACTTAAAACAAATGAATTAGATTTGGATTTGGTACAAGAATCAGGTGTGTTTGATATTTATAATGCAGTTGAGGATATTATTGCTTTGGGTTGGCAAAAATTGAATGAAGAAGAAGATGACCCAGAAATTGAAAGAATTGTGTTTAAATTTGGTGAGAAAAAAGAATTGGTAGAATCCAAATTATATATAATGGATTTGGCATTAAAATATAATGAGAATAAAGTAAAAATATAATGAAAAAAAAACAATCACTTAAAGAAGAGTTTAACCCTGGTGATAAGGTAACATTAGACCATGATAGTGGTGTAGTATTAGATAAAGTAGACCCTAACACTAATAAGTATGGCTTTATTTTATGGGATTCTGATAATGAAGAAGAGGATTGGACTGGTAATGAGAATGGAATCGATTATAATTTATTTATTAATTCTGGTGGTAAGATAGTGAATGAAGAATACCCTGATTTAGAAGAATCTGAAAAAGGAGATGAAAAATATCTTTTACATGACGATGAAAATGTTGATGAAGATATTACTGTGGGTATTGATGACGATGACCCAGAGGTAACTGCTGATGAAATTAAACAAAGAAACCCAAATAAGATTGTAAAATATACAGATAAAGAAGGTAATACCGTAGAACTACAAAAAAATGAAAGTAAAATTATTACAAAAAATTCTTTTAAAGAAATAGTTAATAATTATGGTAAAATATCGTTGTCAGAATCAAATATTATTAGTATTCTTAAAGAAACACAAAACCCAATTATGAGCAAATCAGAATTGGTCGAAGAATTTAGTAAACAATTAATATCTGAAGCAAATATGAACGATAATGTAAGAAGAAATTTCGAATCTGGAGAACATGACTATTCTGAACATCTGGAAAGAGAATTAGCTAAAAATATATCTGATGAAGTTTTTCGTGAAATACAAGAAAAAATTAGAGAAAAAGTAGGCCACGATAGGGTAACCATTGAAGATGCACAACAGTTATTAGGAAATTCTTTAATGGAGGCCGCTAAAAAAGAATATGAATATGGTATTGAAAATCTTGAAAGAAAAGCTGTGGAAATGATTAGGGCACAATTTAATATGCCAGCAGACGCTGTTGATGTTGAAGCTACAATAACTGGGTTAAACCCTATGATGGTTGTTGGTAGAAATATTTCACCCCAAGAGGCTGAACAATTATCTAGACAAGCGAGGTTTAAGGTTAGTGCTATAGATAAAGGTCAGTTAAAACATGAAAAGGGTAATATACCCAAACCGGAGGGAGCATCTAATGAGGAAGTTAAAAATGAGATAACAAGAAGACGTTTTAATAATGCACTTATGCATGGGGCAGCTAGAAAATCACAAAATTTACATTTTATGGATGATGAATTAGCACAAAATGTACCAGATTTATCTAGAGATTATGGTAATATTATGGCGGCTAATGATTTTAATTATTGGGCGTTGGATGATAATACAATAAAGACTGAGGGTAGCCAAGGTATTCATGCAGGGAATTCTAGGATTGACCTTTCTGGTGATAAACCAAAAATAATTGCACAGGGAATGGTATTTCCAATATTATTACATGAATTAACAAAGGGTGTTATGGAATTAATGTCATTACATTCATTACCACAAGATAGAGATTTGAGACAACACGTTTTGGATAATACTGATAATTTAGATGCTGAAACAAACGATATAAGATTAGGTCAACATATTTGGACTAAAATTGTTGAAAATATACCTGTAGATAATCAAGAGGTTATATCATTAACATTTAATTATTTACAACAGTTACCCACAGAAGATTTTAATAATTTAATAAAGGGACTACTTAATGGTGACCAAGACGCTAAAAATAGGGTTGAAACAATGGCAAAGGAGGCATTGGAACAATTGAGGAATGAAGCGTATAAAGATAGTACTGGTGGTTATGAAGATAGTCCAGAGGATGAAACACCACCAGATGATATCCCACCCGACGATGATGTTTTAACACAACCAGGTGGACAAGAAGTTAACCCTGCTGGCATAGAAGACCAACCACCAGAAGATACAGAACCAAATTATTCTAGTATGAGTAAAAGAGACTTAGAAAGAGCTATTGACGCGGCATTAGATTCTGGTGATATGAATTTAGTTAAAAAAATAGGTTCTTATTTAAATTAAATAAAAAAAATAATTTAATTATTCTTTAAACCCGCTATTGCGGGTTTTTTTATGCCTAAAGATATTTATAGATAAAACTCTATGAATAAGGCTCAAATGTTATATGAAATTGGGAAATGTATAAAGGACCCAATTTATGCTATAGAAACCTATCTTGAAACAGAAGATAGAACACAAAATGGTATTGTACCATTTAAATTATTCCCAAGACAAAAAGAATTAATTATAGCTTATGTTAATAATCAGCATAATATAGTTATGAAACCTAGACAAGCAGGAATAACTACAACAACCGCGGCTTATTTAGCGATTGTAACTACTTTAGCGTCAAATAAAAGTACACAAAAAATATTGATAGCGGCTAATAAACAAGAAACAGCAAAAGAATTTCTTAAAAAAATTAAAGATTTTACAAAACAATTACCTAGTTGGATGGATGTTTACAGAAATCCAAATTCAGATGAATGGTTTGATAGTGAAAAAAATTCAAGTTCACATTATAAATTATGGAATAATAGTGAAGTTAAGGCGGTTGCTTCTTCAAAAGATGCTTTAAGGGGGTACACACCATCGGTTATTGTTGTTGATGAGGCAGCATTTATTGAGGGTAATAAGGGTGAAGAATTTTATACCGCGGCACAACCATCACTCTCCACTGGGGGACGTTCAATCTTAATTTCAACCCCTAATGGTTATGACCCTCTTTATCATAAAGCTTATGCAAATGCTAAATCTGGTGATAATAATTTTTATATAACTGAAATGAAATGGTATGAAGACCCTAGATATAATAATGGTATGACGTGGGTTAAAAAAGAAAGAAATAAAGATGGTGAAGAAACTATAGAAACAAAAGAGGAATTTGATAAAAGTAAGTGGAATGATTTAGTTAAAGATGGTTGGGAGCCCACTTCAGAATGGTTTGAAAATATGTGTGCACAACTTAATCATAACCCACGTAGTATTTCCCAAGAACTTTTATGTAGTTTTTTAGGTTCAGGTGATAATGTTATTGTTGAAAAATATGTAGAAAGACAAAAAAAGGATAATGTTAAAGACCCAATTAGAAAAGAGTGGATGGATGGTAATATGTGGATTTGGGAAGACCCAACTAAAGACCATCAATATATATTAGCTGCAGACCCTTCTAGTGGTTCTTCTGATGATTTTGCTGGCATTTGTATTTGGGATTATACTACTGGATATCAGGTTGCGGAATATAAAGGAAAGACCGCCCCAGATATTTTAGGTGAAATATGTAAATATTATGGAGAATCGTATAATGCTTTCATAGTTGTTGACATTACGGGTGGTTGGGGAGCCTCTACAGTTCTTAAATTAATTGAATTGGGGTACTCTAAAAAATCAATGTATTATGATGTCACTGTAGGTATAGATGTATTAGAAAATAATAGAACTTTACAAAAACATATGAATAAAGGTAAATTACCAGGAATTAATTTTCAAAAAAATAGAAATACAATAGTATCTGAGATGGAAAAATCTATTAGAATGGATACCTTTAAAGTTAGGTCAATTAGAGCTATTAATGAAATGGACACTTTTTCACATATTAATGGTAGACCCGACCATATGAAAGGTTACCATGATGACCTTTTAATGTCTATAGGTATGTGTTGTTTTGTTGGGATGACATCTTTTAAAGATTTAGAAAAATCTAAAGGTCAAGCTAAAGCAATGATTGATAGTTGGTCTATTACTACGACAAATAGTGAAGATATTAGTGAACTTGATGAAGTTATTAATGGCTTTATTGTAGATAAGGTAGAAAATACACAAACCCTTCAAAATACAAAGGAACATCTGTGGCTTTTTAATGGTTTATTTGGATTTAAAGGTAAATAAAAATGGCAAAAAAATGTAATATAAATAAGGAAGGACCTTGTATATCGTCAAATAGTCCCTTCCCAAATAATAAAAATGTTAGAGCCGGTTCAGGTCCAATAAGATATAGTTGGGAACCTATTAAAGGTGATAAAAAATCTAAACCAACTAGTAAATTAGATGGTTGTGATGAAATTAATGGATATGATAATATAGTACAATATGTTTTTGAAGTGATACTTACCACAGAAGGTTATGGAAATCATTTAGCATATGTAGACTGTGATTATGTATTTTAGAACCATTCACATTATGTTATTAATTATTATTTTTTAGATAATATTTATATATTATGGCAAACAAAGATTTAACAGTATATCAAAAATTATTTTATCTATTTGGGCAGGGTCAAGGACCTAAAACAAATATTGTAAATTCTAAATTTAAATTAACAGATAATGATTTAATTGTAACACAATCTAAACAAGATTATAATAAAACTAAATTAGAGTTACAACAACAAAAATATTTAGAATCACAATGGACTAAAGTCGATAGTGAATTATACCAGAAATCTGTATACTATGAAACATCTAGATTAGCATCATACATGGATTATGAGGCAATGGAATTTACTCCGGAAATATCGGCTTCATTAGATATTATGGCAGAAGAGAGTTGTACATTAAATGAACAAAACAATATAATGGGGATTTATTCTGATTCATCTAGAATAAAAAAGGTTCTTGAAGATTTATTTTATAATATATTAGATGTACACACTAATCTACCTATGTGGGTTAGAAATACATGTAAATATGGTGATAATTTTGTTTACCTTAAAATAGACAATAAAAAGGGTGTCGTTGGAGCCTCACAACTTACAAACATAGAGATTGAGAGAAAAGAAAATGGTATGTTTCCCTTTTCAAGACAAGACACTATCAGTGATAACGCGGCAGGTAGTGAGGATGATGTAAGTAAAAAACAAGTAACATTTGTTTGGAAGGATAAGAATTTAATTTTTAATGCATGGGAAATTGCACATTTTCGTTTAATGGGGGATGATAGAAAATTACCATATGGTACAGCAATATTAGAAAAAGTTAGAAGAATATGGAAACAACTTCTTTTAGCTGAAGATGCTATGTTAGTTTATCGTGTCACAAGAGCACCAGAAAGAAGAGTTTTTAAAGTTTATGTTGGTAATATTGATGATGAAGATGTTGAGGCATATGTACAAAAAGTTGCAAATAAATTTAAAAGAACACAAACTACAGACCAACAAACTGGCCAAGCTGATATTAGATATAATACATTAGCCGTTGACCAAGACTATTTTGTACCAGTTAGAGACCCACAAGCATCAATGCCAATCGAGACTTTACCAGGGGCACAAAATTTGGACCAAATAGCTGATATTCAATATATACAAAGAAAATTAGTTACAGCCCTAAGAGTTCCAAAAACATTTTTGGGGTTTGAAGAACCAATTGGTGAGGGTAAAAATTTAGCCTTAATGGATATTAGATTCGCTAGAACTATAAATAGAATACAACAGTCTATAATACAAGAATTAAATAAGATAGCTATAATACATTTATATGTCTTAGGTTTTCATGATGAACTAAATGATTTTGTGTTAAGTTTAACAAACCCATCAACACAGGGGGAGATGTTAAAAATTGAACAATGGAAAGAAAAGGTGATGTTATATAAAGACCTTGTTTCAGCTGTAGATGGTGGCATATCACCCTCGTCACATACATGGGCTAAGAAAAATATATTTAATTGGTCTGAAGATGAAATTATGTCTGATTTAGAACAACAGAGACTTGAAAGAGCGGCATCAAAAGAACTTGAGATGACACCAGAAATTATAAAGAAAACGGGTTTCTTTGAAAAAGTGGATAAACTTTATGGTGAATTACCTATGGACCAAGGAGCCGAAGGTGAAGAAGCTGGCACCGATGCTGGTGGTGAAGCTGGTGGATTTGGTGGTGAAGCTGGTGGATTTGAAGCTGGTGGATTTGGTGGTGAAGCTGGTGGATTTGGTGGTGGTGAAGAATTTGGCGGTGAAGAAGCTGGTGGTGGTGAAGCTGGTGGGTTTGGTGAAAGCTTTAGGGGTGATGAAAAAATAATAGATAAACTACTATTAGAGGGTAAGAAAAAAAATGAAGAAATTTTTATGATGACTGAAGGTATAGATGACCTTATAAATAACAATAAAAATGGAGAAGATAAGTAATTTTTTAGAACACTTATTAATTTCGGCATATTTATTTTAAAATAATATTATGAATTTTGGTACTATTAAAGATATTTTTATTGAGAGATTGGTAGAATCCCATATTTCTGGTGAAAAAAGTGGAAAAAACCTATATAAAAAGTTTTTACAAACAGTAAAAGAAAATGAAACTTTAAAGACGGCCTTTATTGTTTATAAAAATATTGAAGGTAATACAATAAAGGATAAATTTGAGGCCAATCAATATTTAAAAGAAAATTTATCTTTAGTAGAAAATTTTAGAGGTAAAAATTCTATAATAGAACAAACAAAAAAATTAACTAAAATTTTAACAAAAAATAATGTTGATTTTAAGGATAAAGACACAAAAGAACTACACGAATCACTACATGTTTTAACAACTACAACTAATCGTATCAATACCGTTAATAAACTACATAAATCTAGAGTAAATGTTATAGATTGGTTAACAAGTAGTAAAATAGAAGAAGAAAAAAGTGAGTACGTTAAAGAAAACATAAATCCTAAAAAATTCTTAAATATAGCTGTAGAAAAATTTAATGAAAAATATTCAGACCTAACTGAAGAGGAAAAGGACATATTGAAAACACTCAAAGAATCTAAATTAGACGATTTAAAGAGAATGGTTTCAAAATTAGTTAAAGACACTATAAGTATCGTTAACGAAAATTTAGATAAATATAAAAATAATGTTACAATAAAAGAAAAGTTATTAGAAACTAAAGACGTTATTTATAGAACATCTAGTGATGAGGATATAAAAAATATGAGTGATAAGATTTTGGAATTATACGATTTAAAAAATAAATTTAATAATGAGTAATGATATAGAATTTTTTAACATATTTTATAATTATATAAAAAATTATAAAATATGTCAGAATTAATAGTCCCAGTTATAACAGCCATTATAGGTATTTTTGGAACCCTATTAGCTTTATGGTATAGAAATAAATTAGAAAAAGCTAAATTAGACATGGAGTGTCCTATTGGTAAATGTATTATGGAAGATGCAGAACTTCTAAATAAATTAGAAGAAATGTTAAAAGATATAAAATCAGATAGAATTTCCATATATTCTTTTCATAATGGTGGGGAGTATTATTCTGGAAAATCAATGCAAAAAATGTCTGTATCATATGAGGTGGTTGCTAGAGGTATCGCTAGAGTTCAAACAGAAAGACAATCTATTCCAGTATCTGCAGCGATAAGTACATTAAAACCAGTGATGGTAGATAAAATAATGCATTTCCCAAGTATAAAAGATTATCCAGAGTCAATATGTAAATATAATCTTATAGAAGATGGTGTGAAGTCAACATATCAATGGGCTATTTTTGATTTACATAAACGAGCTATTGGTATGTTACGTGTAGATTATATTAAAAAAAATAAGGTACTATCAGACGATATTTTAAATAAAATAACATTAAATGTTATTAAAATGCCTGGTTATTTAAGTGGCAAAAATTAAAAATATGAAAACTAATAAAAATTATTTTAAAATGTTTACAGATATCCTTAAAGAAAGAGGCAAATATTCTCAAGGGCGGGTTTATTTATTGTGGTCAGTTTTTGCATATTATATTACTCTTGGTATACTTACATTTGCGGGTATTAGAAAAAGTGATATTGATATGGATAATTTTATAATGATTGTTGACGCTTTAGAATATGCTATGACATTATTTGGTGGCTATGTTTTTGGTGGTAAGTTTTTAGATGTTATAAAAACTGTGAAAGGTGGTAAAGAGAAACCCCCAAAAGAATTACTAACTGATTAAATAAGACAAGCTCCGAAAGGGGCTTTTTTTATTATAATAATTTTCTTAATGTTATTATAATAATAGATAATAAAAAACAAAAATTATATGAAAAAGATATTCTTAGAATATATTTGGTTGGATGGAAACCAACCACAACAAATTAGAAGTAAAACAAAAGTTTTGTCATCAGATTATGACGGTGGGTTTTCTGGTCCTATACCAGAATGGTCATTTGATGGCAGTTCAACAAAACAGTCTAAAGCGGGTAAAGGTGAAAATACAGATTGTATACTTAAACCGGTTTTTATAAAGGACGACCCATTTAGGGGTAAAGAACATAAATTAGTTTTTTGTGAAGTTTATAGTCCAGATAACACACCACATAAAACTAATAGTAGATTTAAATTATACGCAATGTTAGAAGATTTAAATTTAAATAATAAAAAATTTAATAAAATGCCTTGGTTTGGGTGGGAACAGGAGTATACATTAACTTATAAACTTAGACCATTTACAAATGAACCTGGATTACCACTTGGATTTAATTTTAACCAAAATGGGTTACAAGAACCTAGAAAACAAGGGGATTATTATTGTGGTAATGGTTTTGATAATGTTGTTGGACGTAACTTAGTTGAATCACATTTAAAAATGTGTTCAGATATTGGTTTAGATATTTCTGGCATTAATGCTGAAGTTATGTTAGGACAATGGGAATATCAATTGGGTCCAGTAACGCCACTTGAAGGCTCAGACCAATTATGGGTATCTAGATATATACTTCATCGATTATCAGAAATACATGGTATGATTGTTAATTTAGCACCAAAACCCATGACTGGTGACTGGAATGGAGCCGGTTGTCACGTTAATGTATCTACAGAAGAAACAAGAAAAAAAGGTGGTTTAGATAAAATTATAGAAATAATTGGTAAATTATCTACAAGGCAAGAGGAACACATAAAAGTTTATGGACAAAAAAATGAAGAAAGATTAACGGGTGACCATGAGACCGCTAGTATAGATGAGTTTAGTTGGGGTTGGAGCACAAGAGATACTAGTGTTAGAATACCGATTAAAACTAAATTAGATGGTAAAGGTTATTTTGAAGATAGAAGACCAGGTGCAAATTGTGACCCATATTTGGTGTGTTACACAATGTTGGATACTGTGTATAATACTGTTTTAGAAACGGTAGAAGTTTAATTAAATTAATATGAAAAGAGGGAAAGAAGTGAGAATTAATTTACCATATGAATATAATGTTGTCTCTGGAACAGTTGATAATAAAAATCCAAAGTCTTTGTATATACAAATATCGGCTTGGGGTAAACCAAAGACATTTAGTGAACAACAAAATTATAATAATATATTAAAATTTAAATCTAAAAAAGTTAAAAGAAAGTTATTTGAAGTTTTGGATAACACGGTATTCCATAAAGATAGGTCAATTGTTGATTTTAATATGGCATCATCGGGTATAGATAAAGATAAAAGAAGTTTTATGTCTGTGGAAATGACATTATTTAAAAAAGACCCATTATTACCAATAAATTCAGAAAAATTACAACCAATACTGGGCACTATATCTGAAAAAATAATAACAGATGTTTTTGAAAGAGATAAGGATTTTAAATTTTATAAAAAGAAGGGTTAACAAAAAAAGGGACATTGTCCCTTTTTTTTATTTACCAACACTATAAAACGATTGTTTGTATTTTATAAAACAGTCACCATTTTCGTCACTAACACAAACTTCATATGGACCAAAAGTTTTAACCGTACCATTATAATAATCGGACAATCTTTTAGATAACCCTAAAGCTTGTTCATCATGTCTTTTAATATAATCATAACCTATTGAGCCCCTGGTGGTAAAAACAGTATAACTTTTACCATCTGTACTTTCATTTATATATACTGTAGCTTTTGTATATATATAACCACTATTTTTATATGATTGTATTTTTATATCTGTAACATTATAAGTACCATCCATTCTAAGTTGTGATAATTTATCACTAACTCTTTGTTCAAGGTCATCATTTAACCGATTGGAACCTAATATTCCATGAACTAGGTCCCAATCTGTATTTGGATAAGGTTGTTTACCTTCTATGGTAACGACATGTTGTGATGATACAATTGTAACAACAAATAATAATAATAATGTTATTATGGTTTTCATTTTATTTGTGGATTTTTAAGTTGTACTGTCGGTTGAATTTCTTCCAATAAAACCTCATATGAAACATCCATATCGTTAGCCAATTTATATAGTTGGTCTATTGTACCTTTTTTAATAGAGTAGGTAGCTACAGCATCGATTAAAGTGTTTTTATCATCATTAGATATATCCTCACAATTTTCAATCAAGTTAGCAACAACCTCTTGATTTCTTTCTAAAACATTAACATTAAATTTATATTCAACATTTTCTTTTACAATATCTTCACCATAAGTTTCAGTTAGATATTCAGCTCTTTCAGCATCTATTTTTTTATAGGAGTCTTGGATGATAACCATTACTCTACCGCCTTGGTCTGAAGTTAAATTGAAAGATGTTTCTCTTTTACCAGTTTTTTCTAATAATTGAATAAATTCATCAACACCGATTTCCTTTATTATTGATTCAGCATCAGCTAACTCTGATTTAATGGTAGCCATTTCTTTTTTCAATGTAGCTAATTTAACTAATTTTGAATGAAATTGAGCCATTTCTTCTGTTTTTAATTTTGGGGTCACCATCTGTTTTTCAACAGTTTTTGGTTTAGTGGTTTTGGCTTTTAATTTAGCCTTTGAGAACATATTTGCCATAGTCGTAAGTATTTTAAATTAGTTTTTGAATAGTTAATAGACAAATATAATAATATTATTTTAATTGGCAATGAAATAAGTAAAATTATTGCATATTTATTAAGAAAAGTATTAAATATGAAAATATTAAAACCAGGTGAAGAAGGTTATGGTTATATTATAGAATATGATGCGGGTTATGTTAATTCAAATATATCACATAGAGGTAAAAAAAATGGAGATATAATAAATGAGACTTTATTAAGAGAATTTAAAAATAATTTAACATCAGATGGTCCTTTACCAGATAAAATAGAACTATATGCCGTACTTCAAAAATGGGGTGTAGAAAATAAAAACGGTAGAGTATATACAGAAGAAATATTAAGAAGAGAAGCCGATAGATATCAAGAATTTATTGATATGGGTACATCTCTTGGTGAACTTAATCATCCAGAATCATCAATTATTGATGGTGAAAGAGTTTCCCACGCAATAACAGAGATATGGTGGGAAGGTAATACATTAATGGGTAAAATGGAATTAGATACAACCCCAGGTTATCATAAAATGGGCATTATTAGTTCTGTAGGAGATAAGGTTCTTAATATGATTAGAAAAGGTTGGACTGTTGGAATTTCCTCTAGAGGTGTAGGTTCATTAAAACAAGAAGGTGGAAAAAATGTTGTTCAAGATGATTTTGAATTAATTTGTTGGGATATTGTTACATCACCATCAACACCAGGTTCTTGGATATCAACAAATCAACAAGATTTGGTACCTTATATGGAATCAGTTAAAAAAGTTAATGACGATAAATTATTATCAGAAGAAGAATCAAAGCTATTAAATAATTTAAACAATTTTTTATTGTAATGAAAAAGAAAATTATAAAACTAAACGAAAACGATATAGAGAACTTGGTTAAGAAAATTATCAAGAAAGAAAAATTAAATGAGAGTATTTTTGACTATGATTATGATGATGAAGTAACAGACATACATGATAGTTTGACATACACTTCTAGTGATGTTACAGCGGCATCTTATTATGATGAAACATTAAAACGTATAATTGATGAGGCTATTAATGACGGATACCAACCATCGGAAGAAATGGTATCATTAACTAGAAGACTTGATTACGATATTAGTGCTTTAGATGGCGCACATAGTAGTGTGACAAGACTAGTTGATATTATGTTGGACGAAGATGAGTATAAAAGTCAATTGTAAAACAAATAAAATGAAAAAGAAACTACAAGAATTAGATAAATCAACTTATGATAGTGCATCTAAAAAGGCCTCAAGTATGGGGATGTCAGCTTTAGCTGAAAAAAGAAAAACAATTAATGAATATAAAACAAACCATAAAATTAATAAAATGAAAAAGAAAGTAATTAAATTTAATGAACAAGAAATAGAGAAACTTGTTAAAAAAATCATCAGGGAAGAAAAATTACAAAAAAGAAAATCTCTTAGTGAAGATAGGACTGATTATGAGATGAGTGGGGCTAGAACCAGAGGTGAATATGTTTCCAACCCAAGAGAAAGAGATGTTACTAGTATGTTTGGTAAATATGGTGCCGATGTACCACCAACGGTAATTAGATATATGAGAAAAAATCCTGCCGCCATAATGAAAAGATTATATAAAATATATGGAGACAAAATATATGATTATATACCACAACAAAATGTAGATATTGAAGAGAATATTAATGAGTGTGGTGATGGTGGTTATATGACCGAAGATGGTTGCGTAAATTATATGGAAGAAAATAGAAAATTATTTAGAAGGTCTTTACTTGAATCAGAAGGTAAGGGTTGTGCTGATACAAAGAAAGGTTGTGTTAGAAAACGAAAATCTGGTTGGATTATCCTTAATAATAAAAAAGGTGGTGTTTGGAGAAAGTGTTCCAGCAAGAAAAACTGTGAAGAACAATTGGATGCTTATCATGCAAATAAATAATTAAAATGAAAAAAAGAATTGTAAAACTTAACGAAAACGACATTGAAAGGTTGGTTAATAGAATTATAAAAGAAGAAGATAAAGTTTCATCTGGACAACTTGGTAAATCAACACAACAAGCGGGTAAAGATATAAAAAAAATGGGACTTACTCCAAAAGAGAGGGAAGTATTTGGTACTGCTGTAGATATGTTGAAAAATTTCTTTGCTCAATCTGGTAATCAAGCCACGGGTAAAGCTTTACAGTTATTTAATAAATTTAAAGAAAGTTTAAAGGACATTAAAGGAGAACCTGTTGATTCACAAGAATCTGGTGAACAAAGAAAAAAGTTCGGTAGTATTGGGGATAGAGCTAACAAAGAAGTTGGTGGGACAGATGAATACGACATCAATCCTGAAGACATCGAAAGATGATGAAATCAATTAGTAAAATCATAAAAGAAGAGTTACTTAAAGAAGTTGGTGGTTATGATGATAAAATAATTATGGCCAAACATTCTGGTGAGGTAATGGAGGGGTTAGTTAAAGTATTTAGTGGCGTATTGGAGGTAATTAAAATTTTAGGTGAAAAAGTAGATAATGGTACTTTCGATAAGTTTAGTGGAGAAGAAATATTATCAAAACTATCAGATGGTATTGATGAGAGTGTTAGAGTTACAGGTATGTTAATTAAAGATTTTACTGAAGATAATGTAATATTGGAAGGTCAAAATTTTATAAAAAATATGAATGAGTTTAAAAGAAAGATTAGACTTTTATCAGGTTTACCTAGTAATTTTACACAATCAGAATATGAAAATAGAATAATGAAATTAATATTGGGTCTAGAACCGACAATTAGAGCATATGCCGATGCATTAAAGGAAACAAATACAATGTTTATGAATAGATTTAATCCAAGGTATAGATAACTGTTCACAATTTTAAGTATTATAAGTATAATTGTATTAATTATTAATTAAAAAGTTTTAAAATGAATGAAATAAAGTATTTTTTAGTAAAAGTAGAATTTGAGTCCATTAATGAAAATAATGGTAACCCAAAGAAAATTAAAACACAATATCTTGTTGATGCAATGACATGTACTGAAGCTGAAGCAAGAACAAACAAATATTTAAAAGATTCTGTTTTGGATTATGAGGTTATATCAACAGCTAAAAGTCCAATAGAAGATGTAATTAATGTTGGTGTTGTGGCTTAATTAGTATAAAAAAATATTTTTAGCACGAAATGTCTATATGATGTTTCGTGTTTTTTTATGCTCAAAAGTTTAATATAAAAAAAAATAACAACTAAAATGTATTAAAATAAAGTTTTTTTAACTTTTTCCACACTTAATACATATTTATTAGAAAACTCTATTGCTTTAGGGTTTTTAATAATATTATTTTAATAAAAACAATAAAATGGCAAACAAAGGAAAGTCTATCGTCGATGAAGCTCTCTTAGAAAGCGAACAAATTGAAAAAGCTTTCGAAGCCAACGCAAAAGAAATACTGACCCAAACTATGGGTTCAGAAATTGAAGAAATGGTAAAGGAATCTCTAGAAGGTTCAAATGGCTTAACAGAAGATGAAGATGATGAAATATTAAATTTGGATTTACCCGATATGGGTGATGAAGAAGACGGTGATACCGTCGCTGTTGCTGGTGACGTAGAAGGCCTAGAATTAGGCGATGACCTAGAAGGTTTAGAAGACCTAGAAGGTGATAATGAAGAACTTGATATGGATGTTGAAATGATTGATTTGACAGACGCTGATGACACTGAAGTTGTTAGAGTTTTCAAAAAAATGGGCCCAGATGATGAAATCGAAGTGGTTCAAGATGGTGGAAATATTGATATTAAGGATAACGAAACTGGTGCAGAATATCGAGTAGAACTTGGTGGGGAAAACCTAGAAGGTGAAATTGATGTTGATGATATTGATGGTGACATTGATGTTGACATTGAAGGTGGTGACTTAGAAGGTGACGACTTAGAAGGTGTTGAAATTGACATTGACGACCTAGAAGGTTTAGACCTAGATGGTGATGAGATAGACGACCTAGAAGGTGGTGAAGACGAAGAACAAGAAGTTGTTTATGAAGTTGAGCTATCTGATGATGGAGACGAAGCTGAAGACTTAAAAACTGAAGCACCTAGAACAAAATCTAAATTAAAGGGTAGAAAATATGGTAATCCAAAAGGGATTAACTTACCAGAAACTAGAACACCCAAGTTCTTAAAAACAATGAATGAAAATAAAGTTATAAAAACAAATATGATAAAAGTTGAATCTGAAAATAAAGAGTTAAAAGAAGACTATAATAAAATGGTCGACGCTCTGAAACAATTTAGACAAAAACTTAATGAGGTTGCTGTGTTTAATAGCAACTTAACATATAGTGTTAGATTATTTACTGAACACTCAACTACTAAAAATGAGAAAGTTGATATTATTAAAAGGTTTGACGAGGCAAAAACTCTTAAAGAATCAAAAACTACATATAAAAATTTAGTTAAAGAAATCGCTAAGACAAAAGCCCCAATTAAAGAATCTATTGATAATAAAATTAACGAAACCAAATCTAGTGGTTCAGCACAAGTAACTGAGTCTAAAGTATATGTACACCCTGAGTTAGAAAAAATGAAAAACTTATGGGAGTTTAATTACAAATACTAATAATAATAATAATAAAATAAAAAACAAAAAAAATGGGATATTTATTAAAATCTGGTGAGGTTGGAAATATCGGACTTAAGCATCAAAAAGCTATCCGTGAAGCAACCGTAAATAAATGGAACGACCTTGGGTTTTTGGATGGGTTAGACGGCCATGTTAAAGAAAACATCGCTCTACTCTATGAAAATCAAGCATCGTCTCTATTAAGTGAAACAACAGCTGCGGCTGGTGGAGCTTCAACTGGTTCTTTCGAAACAGTAGTTTTTCCAATCGTAAGGCGTGTGTTTTCAAAATTGTTGGCAAACGACATCGTTTCCGTACAAGCATTAAATTTACCAATTGGTAAACTTTTCTACTTTGTACCAAAAGTATCTGAGAGAATTGACGCTGGGGGTAGCCCTTCAACTGGTTCTACACACGGAGCACCAATTATTTGTCACTGTGTTGACGCTGGTTGTAATCCAACCACCTACAGTGATTGTGCAAAGGATATGTATGACAGATTCTACGATGATGGAATGTTCGACCAATCAAAAGGAGCAATAACAATTCATACTGATGCTGGTGTACCTGTAGCATTTTCAGCGTGTACTGATGGTTCCAGCTCAGAATTTCATCTTGGAATTGGACCGGCTGGTGGTGATGGTTCTTTTAGACAACAAATCATAAGAATGTGTAACTTTAATGATACTGGAGCTGGTAGACTTTTAGGTCCTGACGGAAATGAAATGGATACTGAAACTTTCTTAGCATCATTGACGGTGTTGGCATTAGAGACACTTACAGATAAAGATGGCCAAGTAATAGCTAATATTGGTGACCAACTACCTGTTAGGGTTGTAACACAACGATATGGAAAAGGTATTGTTAGTTACGGTGATATATGTGATGCTGATGGATGTATTTTCCTTGAAGTTGATATGACTCACCCAGTATGTGTTACTTGTGGTGACGGAACCTTTGATGGTTACATCGGAGCTCTTTCGGCTGATACCACACCTATTGTAGCAGGACCTAATAACTCTTCTTTAGATAACGCTTTCAATGTAGTTTGGCATTCATACGCTGACCTTGAGGAAAGTTGTGAAATGGGAGAAGTTTCTTTCGAACTTGATTCTG